TCGTCCCACTCTTTGCCATATGAAATCACCCCACTTGTTAGCATTATATCACATGTCTAACAAATGGGGTGCAGTTCATGCGGTGCATCTTTTTCTTCGGCTTGAAACCCCACCAAAGATAAATAATGTTTCAATCCACACCCGCAAGCGGGTGACATGCGTCCCGGACGCAAAAACTAAAAATCAAATGTTTCAATCCACATCCGTTGCCGGATGACATTATTAAAATACCTCAGCATCAGGCATATGTCAAGCCCCCCAAAAATAAAAAAGCCCCCATCAGGGGGCATATTTTATAAGGGTTCTCTCCGCCGCCTTGTATCGGCGGCGAATTTGGTCATACTCTAACGGCGCATCGGTGTACCGCGCCTGATACTCCGCTGTAAGCCTGTCATACGGCACGCCGTCAAGCAAATGCCGCGCCACAAGCCAGCGGTCGCGCTCACAGAAAATCCGCTGATAGATAATCCCTTCCCACTCCGCGCGGGAGAGGGTCTGCAAAATGTTTTTGTCCACCACTCAGGCCGGCTTCTCATCGGTCTATCACCTCCGGCTTTTTTGTCGCAGAGGGGCGGCGGCAAATTTATTTCTTATCGCGGGCTATGGCATCATATGCTCCATTGGCGGCAAGGGATACCACCACGGCATTTATCACGCACAGCGCGCCCGCCTCGAGGGTCAGGCCGCCCGTGAAAAAGGTGGCGGCTATAAGCACCACAAGTGCGATTACATAGCTGGTCAGGCGCGTGGGAATTTTGTCGATAAAGCCCACGCCCTTGATAAGCTGGGTTACAAGGCTGGTTGCAAGGGTCGCCCCCGCGTAAGTCAAAAGCACCGCCCAAGTAAAAAATTCGTTCGTCATTTTTATCTCCTTTCAATTATGTGCTGTAAAAGTTCTGCGCGGGCATTTTTCAGCCCGTCAATTCCGTTTCCGTCTATCTCGTGATTTATAAGGGCCACAAGGCCGGTTATAATAGCCTGATTTGTGACTTCCTGTTGCGCAAATTTTGTGTTGATATCCTCAAACCGTTTCAAGTCGTTCGAGTCATGCTCAAGCACCTTGTCAAGCTTCTCCCGCATAGATAATGCGGGGGCTATTATTTCCCTTACCGCCTTTATGCCTTGCGCGATAAGCACGATAGCCCCCAGTATTGATGCACACCATCCCCACCATTCCACGGGCTAACCCTCCGTATGCGCCGTTGCAAAGGCCCTTACAGCCGTCATTGTGGCCTTGCCACAGATTCCATCGGCCTTGCCGCAGTCGTAGCCACAGGCGTTCAATGCGGTCTGTATAAGCTTCACGTTTTCGCCGCGCATCATGGGCGATGTCAGCCTAAAGACGGTCGGGGCGGTATCCTCGGCCAGCGCGGGGTGTCTGCCCTGATGTGTCCAGCCGCCGTAAGACAGATGGCGCATCACTACACCAGCGTCACGGCCTTGTGCCTCTATCACCATGCCGCTGCCGACGTATACGCCAACGTGCCCCATTTTGCCCTTGCCGAAGCTGTACCTAAATACAAGGTCACCAGGCTGCATCTGCCACGCGGCAAGCTTGCCCTTTTGGGTACATTGTCTGTACAGCCCTGCGGCACTTGTATCACCGTCAATTAGCCCCTTGATGTCACGGAGCCAATGTATGATAAGGCCGCTGCAGTCAAAGGCGTACAGCGGCGTTTTGGCGGCTTTTTTTATGTATGCAAGGGCGCGGTCGGTCTCGCGGCGTGAGGTTTCCTTGCGCCGTACCCATTTTTCAAGGTCGGCGCGGTTGTCTACCCTTTCGCCCTGTGCGCCCCAGACGTAAGCGTCCCCAATGTGGCTTTCAAGGTAAGCCAAAAATTCCTTCACTTTTTTGCCCATACTCTTACTCCCAGGGCCAGCGCGGCAAGAATCATTATATAGCCTATATACACGGGCGCGGATCCGGTCTGCGGCAAGTCGGGTGTGCGCACTACCACGCCATCAGCACCCCATACCGCCGTGGCCTCGGCTTTGATGTGCTGCCCAAGATTTGCCACAAGCGCAGCATCGTCCATGTATATCTTGCCCGCGTAGATGTCGTCAAGCGTCATGCTCAGCGCGTTCAACTCGCGGGTCAGGTCGGCAAGGCCGCCCGCTATGGACACATCTACCGCCACGCCATTGCGGCGGATGAATGTCAAGCTGCCTATGGTCACGGTATCCCCGCTTATGGTCACGGGCTTGCCGTCATAGGTCAGCTCTGCCAGCGGGGTTGTATACTCGTACACCGCTCGCACGGCGGGGTATGCGCCTGTGACTATCGCGGCGACTGCATCGCCGTCAAGATACAGCACGTCCATATCCGTAAGATTAATAGTGCCCTGCACGGGATTGCCTTCGGCATCCAAAAATTTTGCCGTAAAGTACACCACCGTGCCGACTGTAGCAGCCTTGCCCGGTGCAGGGGTATAGGCCGCGCCGCTGGTGGTCGCCACCTTGTCCAGCTTTGTGACGGTCACGGTGTAAGTCGGAGGCGGATTGTCCGCGCGTCCCCAGCCCATAGCCATTGCGCCCGTGCATATGCACAGCAGCACAACGGCAAGCACCATTGCAAAGTATCTTTTCATTATTTTAGCCCTCCTTTGGCTTTATAATCTCTCTGATGGTCTCCAAAAATGCCGCCAGCTTTGATACGCTCGGCAGCCCCGTCATACCATCTACTGCCTCGCGGATACGGTCAAGCTTGGCTTGCAGCTCGTCCCGCTCCGCGCGGTCAGCCTTTATCCTGCGATTGTACGCAAGGATTTTATTGCGCAGTTCGCCCGTCATTCCGTTACCCCTGACAATAGCATGTTTAACGCTTCTTCGAGCGTTGCTATCCTTTCTTCCGGCGTGGGCTCGGGCGCGGGCTGCTCTGCCGCAAGCCGTTCAAGCTCCGCTATTTCTTCCACGGTCATGTCGCGGATTATACCGTTTTCATAAATTTTCATGCCGTCCATCCTTTCGACAAAACTAAACAGCGTACTTTCGTTCCTGTGGGCAAGTGGTCACCAGCCGCGTTTATGTGTAGCTTAACGCCGTCAAAATCATTACTGTACTTTCCATCAAATATTGGCGCACTAACTGTGCCAGAAAGAAATATTGCACGGTTAGAACCGGCATACAAATAATTGTAAGTTCGGGGCGTGGTTTTCCACGCACTGACAGGCGTTATAGTACGCAACGCACTGTTAAGTGGGAGGGTGACCATCGGGTACACCCAAACCGCCCCATTAGTCGATGTTTGCGTGCTATCTGCCGGAATCATAAAGCACAGCACCATTGCAAGCGCGTGATATCCGGATATCGGCCTGCCGTTTTTGTCGGTAGATATAATCAAATCGTTTACATTCTCCGCTGTTTCCATGTCGATAACCTCGTACCACTCTACGCCTTCACTCGGCATATCCACCGCTTCCCATTCCGTGGGCTTGCCATCCTGCACGGCCTTTACCTTGATTATCTGGCCGGGGGTGGCGGCGGTCAGGCCGAGAGATATAGCCGTATCAGCCTTGGCAAGGCTTGTCTGCACGCTCTGCGCAAGGTCGGTTTTGGGTATGCCGGATGCGGGTTTGGTGTACCCCGTTCCCGCTTTTTCAGCTCCGATATTCGTTCTGGCCTGTGACTTCTGCTTGTCCGTCAGGGTTTGCGGGGTATACGTTACTGCATCTTTACTGCCCCCGCTCGCTGCCGCCTCGTTTATCGCCGCCACAAGGTTGCTCTTGTCCTTGGTGGTCAGGTCGGCAAGGTCGCCCATGACTGCCCGCAGCTGTTCCTCCACCGTGGGCGGGATTGCGGGGAAGGGATTACCCTCCGTGCCGCCTGTCGGGGCTACGCTGATATGCGCAATGTTTGTGGTAATGCGCGGGATTACCTCCCCGTCCCGCGCGGAGTTGCCCACAAGCCATACTCGCCAGTCGCCCGCTGTAAGGTTAAGCTGCTGCTTAGCGGTTATCTCCCCGTCTGTCACGGTCACTTCGTGCACCGTGCAGCCCTGCCCAAACATTGCCTTAATCTCGCGCCCTGTCCAGTCCTCGGTTTCACATACCACTTTTGTGGTAAGGTACTGTACGGATTCAGCCGCAAGGGGGAGATATTCGGCGGTCAGGGTCTGGTGGTTGGCGGTTAGAGTGATGTTGTAAGTCATGTGCCCTCCTTTTATCCGTTGGTCAGCTTGGTACGCGTGCCTGTGCCGACCTGATACCACAGGGCGTTGTTGTATTGCGCCCATAGCTGTATATCTTTTGTCTTGTCGTTAGGGGCAAAAGCGTTTTTCAGCTTGGCTGTCCGCAGCGACGTTATACTTATACTGATATTCGCGCTGCCGTCAAATGTCGCCGTTCCTTCCACGTCGCCCGTCAGCTTGATTTGTCGGGCGGTCTTTAGCTTGTCTGCTGTGCTCGACGTGCCCGCGCTGATTGATTTTATCGGGTTGCCCACCACATACTCGGGCACATATGTACCGTTATCCTCCAAAATTCGCACGCGGTCGCCCGCGTTAAAAACAACACCGCTGTTGACTTTGTAATGCTTTTGCGATTCGCTGCCATCGTCAAACGCCAGCGTCACCCCGTCGTCATACACGGCCTTTATGGTGGCAAAATTCATCTCGTAATCCTCCTTGCTTTGTGCCGCATCTTCCCGCCCGCACGCAGTTCCATGCTCCACGCGGTCTCTTGGTAAATCTCGTTTATGCCAAGCACCTCGTGCTCGAATTGGTATACGTCCTTATAGCCATGCATGGGCATAAGCCCCGTGGCAAAGTCTATGCCGTGCAAGTCTGCCTCGGCTTCGATTGCTCGGCGGCGCACATACGCATCAAGCTCCGCCTGTGTGCTTATGTCACGCAGTTCGATTACTTCCGTCACCACTTGCCTGTTTTTGGTGCTTAGTGGCGACTGCGGGTCGGCGTTTTCATACACCGCCCGCATGGGCGCGACTTCCGGAGATGATACATAAGCGATAAATCTATTTGGCGTGTCGAAGTAGTCTACAGCCTCCTTGGCCTCGCCCATTATCACGCTGTCCTGCTTGGTGCTGTACTTGTACGCAATGTCGCTAAGCTCGATATCTCGCTGCTTGCGCGCGATAAAGATTCCGTTTGCGTCGGGGTGTATGGGCGTATAATTTATTGCCGCTAAAAGCTCGTTGATTATGTCCAGCCGATATGCTCCAGGAGCGTACTCGACCGCCTCGGCAATGGTGTCCTCCGCGCCTTCGATGTTCGCGCGGGTTATGCCCGCGCCGTACAACACATTAAGTACTATGTCTGTATAGCGCGTCCCTGCCGGATAGTATAGCCGCGTGGATATGCCGTCCGTCTTTAGCAGTTGGTTAAGGTCGTATGCCTCCACCGTGCGCGATACCGTATTTGCTTTCGCCATGCGCTCCGGCGAGGACAGCACAAATACACCCAGCGGCCATTCCGCCCACGTATCACCCATGCGCAGCCCAAAGACGGGGCGGACACGCGCGCTGAGATAGTCTATCTCTTCATCTCGCATTTCAAAAGCGGCAGTGCGCATTATCGCACTGCCGCTGTCAAAAGTTATAGTGCCGCTGGATACAGTCGTTATGTCGCGCTTGTACTGCAAGTCGCGCCCCAGCAATTCATAGCGCACGCGGATTTGCCGCGTGGGTGCTACAAGCGCCGCTTGTATCTCTGCATCTGTATATCCTGCCCGTGCAAACTGCATCATACTACCTCGCTATGCTCAACTTCGTTAATAACAAACGATAGATTGTATATCATGCCATAGTAGTCCGCGGGCTGGTCGGAGGGGCTTATGCACACGCCGTACATCTTCATGCGCGCATTTCGGTACAGCACTGTCTTGCGCTGCTGTATCACACGTTCAAGTGCCTTATATGCGTCCTTGTCATTTGTGGCAAAGGATACCGTCACAGACCTCTGGGCAAGCTGCCCAAATTCTGCCACGGGCTTTTCACGCCCCGAGTATTCCATCATGCTAACGTCATAATCGGTATAATACCTGTCCTGTACGTTATAGCGCACTTCAAATGCGTGTGAGGGGTCATCCACGGGTGTAAGCCACCCCGTTGTCAACTCGAATACCGTTTGCTGCTGTGCGGCCTTGCTTTCGCCGCTATCACTTACGGCTATGACTTTATAGCGGACATTTCCGGCCATTACAGACCAGTCCTTATACTTTTTTGTCGTGGTGCTGCCGATGCGCATAAAATCCGTTTCGCCGGTGGCAAGGCGGTATATATCATATCGCAGTATCCCCGTCTGATTGTGACTTATTATTATCTCAATGCTATCTTTTTTTTTTGAAAGAAAGAAGCTTGGCGTGGTCGGGATTATGTAATTTGCCGTTATAGCATCCTCCGCCCATGCGCTGTAATGCGCCGCCTCGTCCCGTGCGGATACGCGCACGGTATACTGTTCCCCGTTTTCAAGCGCGACGGGGATATCATAAAATTGGTCGCTGCTCTCCGCTGTGATGTCCACTATGTAGGTCGCGCCCTTTAGGATTTGCACCTTGTATGCACTTTGCGCAAATGTCGTCGTCCATATCAAGCGCGGTTTTGCCGCCGTGAAAACGCTTGTCACTATACTCGGAGCCGTCGGTGCTGTGCCGTAGTATGCATATGCCTGGTCGCTGTAATCGCTGGGCGCGTCATCTGTGTCTATGGTCTGCACGCGCCAGTAAAAATTACCGCTGGGGATTTTGGCAATCGGTACATCGGCATATTGGTTGGTGCTTGTCGCGGTGATTGTCTCCCACGTCAGGCCGTCACCCGATATTTGCAGATTGTAGCCCTTTTGCGGCAGATTGCTCTGCGGGCTGGGATTATGCTCCCAGCTGAAGCGCACCACGCCACCGCTCGGCGCGACCGTCTCTCCCAGTATCGGGCTTTTTACGGTCGGGATTTGCGGGCAGTCGGCAACCACTATTTTTAGATAGTTTCGTTCGCTTAATTCTATGTTGTCCCCGTCTGTGCCAACCCTTGCCCAAAAGTCATAGTATACTGCCGTTGTTACATTAGGTTCGGTATATTTATAGGCAGTTTTCCCAGGTATTCTGTTGTCTGCTGCGTTTTCTTGGGGTGTGTACGCGCGCATTTCTCGCACATATATATATCCGCCCCTCGGATTCATCGTATGGTCATCCGGCAATTCAAGCGATAGCCAATCGCCTTGCGACAGGCTATCGGGCTTAGGATATGTTCTTTTGATATAGGGTTTCCCCATATCAAACCAGTATAGTGCCGGAGCGTCTATTGGTATGATTGGCGTGGGTGCAACTTCGACATCTCGCGGATGGCTTGTCGTTGTCACCGTAGTATATCCGGCTGGCGCGTTGTCGGCGTAGCCAGTATAGCCGGCATAATATGTCGGGCTTTGATTCGGATAGTGCTGCCCGCCGTAAGTGCGTGCCGGAGCATTCACGCGTAGCATAAGTGTTTTGGATATTATTTTTTTGTTCGCAGGGAGCGTATAGCTGCCGTATTCTATCCCAAAGTATGCCGTTGCGCCAGCCGCCTGTGCTTGGTCTGCCGACCCGTATGCTACCGCCAATTTCGTCGTGCCAACTCCAACTCTGATTTCTGTTTTTGCCATTACTTTGCCCTTTCTGCCTGCCTCGCGCGCTTGAATGTTGCCGTCATTGCCGCCACGGTCTCCATGTCGCGCGATTGCACGGTCAAATAGTAGTTATTCGTGCCGCCCATGTTGCGGCTGTCCTCCGCGCTGTATACCCTGCTCCCCTGCGGCAAGGATACCAGTTCCGGCCCGCGTTCGCCGACCCATGTCAGCCCGCCGGGCCAGTAGTCCGTGCCGTCCGCGTTGCGGCCTATGTTTCTCCCAAAGCCGCCGCTCCACGCGCGGGCGCTCGCCCCCTCGTCGCTAAAAACCTTGGCTATATTTTCCCCGTAGCGTGTGAGGTTGCTGTCGTCAAAGCCCTTACCGCTGATAAGGTTAAACAACTGCTTAAACAGTTCTATGACTATGGCGATGGTGTTAGCTACTATGGTCAGCGCGTCGGCCAGCACGCCCAGCGCAAGCGCAAGGGTTTGCAGTACAGGCACGCCATCCTCCGCCGTGCCGAAAAGGACATCAAAAAGCGGCTCGAGCGCGGATACCACGTCAAGCAGCGCGCCGAAAACTTCTAAAATGCCAGACCCCTCGGCGGCTTCTTGCAGCCGCACGAAGAGATCAGCCCCCTTTTGCGTCAGATTCTCGACCGATGGCGCCATACCCTTGGCGATGGTATTTTTTAGTCCTTCGCCCGCCGCGTCGAAGTTATTGATGGCTAAGGTCACATCATTCAGCGCGGCAAGCGCTTCCTCGTCCATTACCACGCCAAATTCGTGCGCCATTTTCTTGGCTTCTTCCAGCCCCGCCGCGCCCTTGTCCAGCAGGGGGATTATTTTTTCGCCCGTGCTGCCCAGCAGCTTGCTTGCTATGGCGTTGCGCTCCGTCTCGTCTTTCATCCGGCTTAACTTCGTTATAACTTCGTCAAGAAGCTCGGATTGAGACTTAAATACGCCGTGGCTATCCTTGACCTTTATGCCCAGCTGGGCAAAGAGTTCAGCGGCCTCGCCGCTGCCGGTTGCCGCGTCCTGCGCCTTTTCGGCCAGCTTAGATATGTCGCCCTGCGCTGCTTCCGCGCTGCTGCCCACGGTCTTTAGCACATAATCCCATTCTTGGTAGGCTTCCGTGGTCATGCCCATTGTGCGGGATAAATTAGTGACTTCGGTGGCGTGCTTGCTTTGCTCAAGGGTCAAGTCCACAAGCTTTTTTTCGACCTCTGCCACCGCCGCGGCTAAGGCGGCAAATGTACCTATCGTCACAAGCGTCTGCGTGTCGATTTTAAGCATCCCGTTAAGGGTGTTGGTCATTTCTTTCGGTAAGCTTATCCCAAATTTCCCGCCGATATCGTTAAGCGCGTCGCCAAGGTCTTGGGTGTTTTCTTCTGCTTCGCTTTCTTCTTGTCCAAAGTTTTCTACGGCATCCTTGCTTTCTTCAAGCGCGCGTTTTTGTTTCAGCAGGGCGGCTTCGGTATCTTTTACTGCTTTGGCCATGCGCATGGTGCGGGCATCATTTTCGCCGTATGCTTCCGCCAGTTTTTTTAATCGTTCCTGTTGCAGTTCCTGCTTCTTCGTCAATTCATCGACAATTTTATTAAGGTTTTTGTTTGTTGCGGTTAATGCCTCGAGGCTATCCTCATTGCCCTTAAATTGTTCCTGTAGCCTTTTGCTTTCAGCGTTAAGTATATTCAGGCTGCCGTTTATGTTGCCAAGCGCTTGCCTATATTCTTTTTCGCCTTCTGCGACAAATCGTGTTCTGATATTCGGCATCGCTTATACTCCTAAGTATTCTGCAAGGCTTACGGGCTTTTCAGCCTCTTTTGCCTTGCCTATCTCTTTATATGCTGTCAAAATCCTCGCCACGCGGTATGGCGTTGCAGTTGCCCAGAAATCGCGTTCGGGTAGCCGTAACGCCATCACCCACACAGCAAGATACCATGCAAAATTCAGCGGTTTGCCGCTATCTCCGTTTTTTTTTCTGCGTCCTCGCCGCCCGCGCTTTTCAACGCTTCGGTCACAAGGGGCAGTACAACGCCGCTTATATAGCCCAGTTCGCTCATGGGGATTTCGCGGCCTACCTCGCGGACGGTCAAATCGCCGTCCGTAGCGTCATTTATCATCGCCGTCAAAAATGTCAGCGTTGCCCGTATGGTGCGGCCCCTAAAAGCGCGGGATATGTCGCCGCCGTAGGCTTCCTGCACGTCTGCCAAAACGTTCATATTGCAGCACAACTTTATTTTTTCTCCGCGCCACTCAAACGGCGCGGTTTTAAGCCTGATGTCGTCCATGTGGCCTCCTTACGCGCTTGCGCCAAAGCAAGCATTTATCCATGCTATAGCCCCAGCAGCATCCTCAAGCACGGCCACCTCCATGATGTCCTGCGTGTCCGCGTCGCTCGGCAGGAACTCCCCCGTTGTCGTCGGGGTCTGAAATTGTATGTTTTCGCCTTTGGTCTGCAAATTCATCGCGGGCTGACCAAAAAGCACTTTGTGTACAAAGCAAGCCGTTACTTTGTTCGTGCCGTCCCGCATATCGGGCGCATAAAAGCCAAGGCCGACATACTTGGGCGTATCCTTCGCTGTAGTCAAAAGGCTTTTGGTTGCCGTGGTGGATATGGTGCGGGATTTTTCGGTTACGCCGAACATCAGCTTCTGGGCATCGTCGGGTATGTACTTCACGCCCGCGGATATCGTGCCGCCCGTCACCTGTTTCATATATTCGGCAAGCTTACCCTCTGCATATAGTCTGCCCTCGGCGGACGTAAGATTAAGCTGCACAGTCATAGCGTCGCCCATGCTTGTGGGGGTGTCGTATGTCACCGTGCCGCTTGCGTTTTTGTACTCGGCCACTTTCAGGCCGCGCAAGTCAAAAGTAGGCATTTAATTTAGTCCTTTCTCCTTCAGGTATTGTTCTGTTTTCTTCTCCATCAGTTCTTCGTATTCTTTGCGGGCTTGTTCTTCCGCTTCCGTCCAAAAATGCGTACCGCGGTAATTCGACCGCCCGTAGTTCAGGACATATGCGATATAGCTGTTTGCGGTGCCCTTCGAGTTTCTTTCTCTTCTCCCAGTAGCTTTGACCTCGCTGTATTTTTGCCCGTCCTTGTCTTTGCCTTTTGTGATTTTGATAGACCTTAACAGCTCGCCCGTTCTGACGTGATGGTGCCGCGTTATGCTTTCCTCGATTTTCTTCTTTGCGATTTCACCGCCATCCACAAGCAAATCGTCCACAAAGTCCGCTATGCCGTCCTCGGTCGTGTGCAAGGCGTTTTGTATGTCGTCTATGCCGTCCACATACATCTTAGCCATATATACCGCCTATATGCGTCGCCGTCATGGGGATGTGATATAGCCCCGTATCCGGCTCGTAGTCCTCGGCGTTCACGGTGCAAGTCCATCCCGCTGCCTGCAAAAGTCGCTTGATTTCAAGCAGCTTCGCCTCAAACGGCACGGTCTTGGTGTAGTAGTCTACCGCATACAGTACGGACGTTTCAGCCTCGACTCCCTCGGCGTACAGCGTTGTCGATTGGGTTATAAGCTGATAGGTTACGTACTCGTCGGCCTCCCCCTTATAAGGCGGGTGCGTTATAGGCAGTTTAAGCGCAGCTAAAGCACTATTTATTGTCACGCTGCCGCCTCCTTTCGCAGGTCAGCTCTACGCGGTCAAGGCTTGGCTGATATGTGCGTACAATGTCGTATATATCGCCGTTATATTCAAGCTCTTCCTCGTCCGCAAAGTCGATTGTGTTCACCACAAATATTACGTCGATTCGTCGATTGACAGCAGCCGCGGCATAGTATTCCTGCCGCGTTGCGCTCTGCCTGTCTGCCCATACCTCGCGGGTCGTCACGGTCTGCGTGGCAAACCCGTCTGTTATAGTCGGCGTTATCTTGCGCAGTTTTATGGTATCGTCAAAGTGGTTAAGCACGGTACTTGCCGTTAAGCGCCATGCCGTTCTTTACGCGCTCATACACGCTGCGCATTTGCGTGTCGCGCTCTATCATCCAGCGCACATACAGCATCACAGCCGCTTGCACCATTGGGTCGTAGTCGTTTATCCTCTCTACCCCTGCCGCAGACAAGTCCGCTTTCGCCGCCTCTATAAGCGGCACAAGTTCAAGCTGGTCTAAGTCCGTAGACTTGCGGCGCAGGGATGTGCGCACGATGTTCAGCAGCATTTCCTGTGCCATTCCATCCTCCTTCTTTTAGCAGGAGGAGGGGCTTGCGCCCCTCCCGTTAGTCATTAGGCGCTTGCCTTTACAAGCTTAACAACCGCTTCGCCCAGCGCGGGGGTACAGTCAAACATGCACACGCCCAGATACTTGTAGCTGTTGGTGTTGATATCAAAGGCGCTCTTTACGCTCATGCTCTCCGGCATATTGCCGACTACCTTGCGATAGTCGCCAAGATACGCCTCGTGCAGCGTCATATAGTCGCTTATCAGCACGGGGTAGCCAAAGATGTAGTAGTTTTTGCCTTCCATCGTTACGATGTCATTCTTGGCTTTATCCTGCAAAGGCATAAAGTCGGTAAAAAGGGTGCGCTTGGACATCAAAAATTTAGCATTGCTATCATAGCCCGCGTTAAGCAGCCCGATAAGGTCAAGCACGTTCTGGGTGGACAGCGTGCCGGTCTTGGCGATGGTTACGCTGTTATCCGCGCCCCAGGTGTTGGCCTTGTCTATGCCCTTCGGTTCGGATGTGCCGGATCCAGATATTATCAAGTCCTCGACCTTGCGAGCGAGGGCTTCCGCCAGCTTGTTTACTATCCAAGTCTCAAATGCGGGTATGCTCATCGTTTTCACGGTGTCGGATATCTGCACCAGCTTGGTGATTTCATAGCCACCGAGAGATACCGTCGCAAGGGTGTCCGCCGCCGCGGTTATAGTTGCGTTCTCGGTGTGGATGGACGCGGCGTTATTAGTGCCTTCGACCGCGTACTTGACATTGCCCGCTACGGACAGCAGGTCAATTTCATTCAGCATCGGCGCGATGGTTTTCATCTTGTCAATTATCTGGTTGGCAAGCGCAGTGGGGATTACTTCTGCGCCAGTACCAGTGCCGTTACTATAAGCGCGCTTTTCTGCGTCGGTCAAGGGCAGCCCGCGTATAGCCTTAGCCCATGCGTTACGATACTCAGGTGTATTATACGGGTCAGTGGGCTTTTCGGCCTTGCGCATTATGGGCGCGCCCTCGCCATTATTGGTTATCTCCGCGATAAGCGCCTTGCGCTTTTCGGCGGCGGTAGTTATCTTCTGCTTTTCGGCAGTCAGGTTGCGCACCTCCTGCTCAAGCGCGTCAAGGTCGGCTCCATCCTTCTCAAGCTCGGCGGGTATAGCGGCCAGTCGGGCTTCAATTTCGGTCATAGTCATTTTTCATTACCTCCATTAAGATTTCAATTTTTCTTTTTTGCCTTTCGCGCTTTGCGGCCTCCGCCGCCTCCCGCTCCGCCTCCGCGGAGTAAAAAGAACGCGCGCTGATGCTTGTTGCATCGTAGGCGGGTATATCTACGGCGGCCACATCAAAAAGCCGCTTGATACCTGTGATTGTGCGTGTCCGTGTGTCGCGATTGTATTCCTCCGCGCTCACCGTAAACGCAAAGGACATTTTGTCTATATAACCGCCTTTAATTTCTTCGTACAGGCGGCGACCTTCTTCCGTGCCCGACAAGTCGGCGCTGATTTTCAGTCCCACGCTGTCCACAGTCAAGGTGAGCGTCCCGTTTTTCGTTCGCGCCACGGGTTTTCCCGTGTGGTTATAGTTCATTACCACATCGGCCATTTGTGTTTCGCTAAAGGCTCGCGCGTCAATGGATTCTTTATATTGCACCCCGTCCCATTCATACATGACGGTTGCCGAGTTAAAAATAGCCGCGTATCCCTCTACTCGGCATTCGGCTTCGTTCGCTCGCACCTCAAAGGCGCGGTACTGCCTATCATTCGTTATCATTGTCGTTCTCCGTTTCTTCCTCCGGTTCTTCCGGCTTCACCTCGCGTGGGGTCTTTGTTGCGTTGTCCGCGCTCATATATTCGCCGCGTATTACATAATCGTCGCCGCCCTCAATGTGTGGCAACTGCCATATATCGCAAGCCTGATTACGGCTGATTATGCCGCGGTCAAGCAGCGTTTGCGTCACTTGCAGTTTTGCGCTTGTCGACGCATACTGTAAGCGGTTGCTGCTAAACATGATTTCGTTGCCAAATGCTATTGCGCGGTCGCTGTACGTCATGTTGGTCATGGCAAGGCCAAGCTGCACCGCAAAGGGTTCTATTTTGCCCTCATAAAATGCGGTATAATCATCCTCATTCCATTCATTCCGCAATATTTTCTCGTTTACACCAAAGTAGCTATACACGCTATCGTTTATGGCTTGCATCTGGTCAGCATCGACTATATACGGCTTGCTGATTATTTGCTTGACCTCGGCATACTTGGTGTCAAACATCATCACGCCGCCGTTATTCGCCGCGCCAAAGTTTGATTTCACAAAGCGTTCCCGTTCCGCCTCTATGTCGTCGGGGCGAAGGGAATTTCCGAGTTTTGCCATAAATCGGATTGCCGCCGAGTTTTTTATACCAAGCTCTATGCCTTGGTTTTGTGTGTCTATAAGCTGCAAGGTAGTACGCAAGGGCGCGTTATTCTCGCCAAAAAAGTCCTGCTGATACTGAAATTGCGTCAGTACGCCAACCTTGCTAAATTCAATCGCCGCTTTCGCACCATTTGAAAATGTATACCTTAGCCACGGCTCGCCGTCGTGGTCTACCAGTTCCGTCATGCTTGGCAGTATTGGGTAGTATCCGATTATGCGCTCAAAATACTCATCGTATATCGGGACGATAAATGCGTTATTATCAACGGCAAAAATCGTTGCCACGCGATATAAAAACTGGCTCGTGTTTTGCCACGGGTTCGGGCGGTGCTGCAAAAGCCGCGCAAGCTGCTCATTGTTTGTAACCTCTGGTTTAAGCTTTGACGCATGTGTGGCGATTGCGTGTATGGCCGCGCGCGTAATTTGCGCCTCATATACTCCCCCCGAAAAAGTGGTAAAAGCCGGCGCGTATCCCGTCAGTGTCTGAAAATATCCGTCCACCGCCTTTGCTTGCGGTTTGGGGAAAAGCTTTTGAAAAAGTCCCACGGTATCCCCCCTTATATCATGTTTTCATAATCTGTTTTTTTATCTTGCAGCACTACATATGCATCAAGCAGCGCCATAAATCCGTCAATTCGCCGCGTCGGTCGGGACGTTTTGCACGGGCGGATATTGGCGTTCTTATCTTCTTCGTATGCCACATTGCTAAAATTCCATTTGTCCAGCGGGTTATCATTATAGACTATAAGCTTTGCAGCCAAATCCGCGCCAAGCGATTTCATCGGCGCGGACAGGGTTTTATATCCCTGTATCACAGGTACCATGCTTTCTGCCCCAAAGTGCCCCCGCATTTCTTCAACAAAATATGTTGCGCTCCAACTGTCGTAGCCAATCCACGGTATGTAGATGTCGTTCTGTTCCTGCTGCTCCACAAACCAGTTAACTACGTCGTGCGCATATACCTTATTCCCCGCGCACGTGCGCATAAGCCCGCGCTCTATCCACACATCATATGGGATTTTATCTTCGCGGACGCGCTTTTCTATTAAGTCCTCCGGCAGCCAATACATAGACTTGACGTATATGTGCGGGTCGCCCCGCACTTGGAAGATTACCTTTGCCGCCGTCAAGTCGGTAGTGCTTGACAAGTCCACGCCGCCTATACCGTAGCGTGGTTTAAGCCGTGTCAAGTCGTAGGTTGTTCTGTTTTCAACTTCTTCAAACGTCAGCCACGCTTCGGACGACGTTTCAGGGATGTTAAATTCCTTGCATACCAGATTTTTGACAAGCCCCGGATTGTCCTTCGCGCGCTCGACCTTTCGGGCGAGCGTTTCATAATTCTTTATTGTGCCAAGTCCGGGGTTGGCCTTCTTCCAGCAGCTGGGGTCAGTCCACTCTGCCCGTTTATCCAGTTCATATACAAAGGCTATCATTGTTTCATCGTGATAGCCCGTTGGGTCGTCGTATCCGTTTATGACGCGGCGCGCCTCGTCGTATTTCTGGTCGTATATATCCTCGCGCACGGTTCCCGCCGTTGTCGTTATGATGTTCAGCGGTTGTTCGCGCGCGCTGTTGCCGTCGATTACTACGTCATACAGTTCTTTGCCGCGCTTCCATGCAGCAAGCTCGTCCATTATGCTCCCGTGGACGTTCAGGCCGTCCAGCGTATCGCTATCGGACGCAAGCGGCCGGAATGTGGCCTCGTTAAAATCTGCTACCATTTCGCCCACAAGCGGGCGCACCCGCCGCAGCAGCACGGGTGATTTCTTCACCATGCGCTTTGCTTCTAACCATACAATTTTAGCTTGGTCTCGCGTGGTAGCCACGGCGTACACATCTGCGCCGGCTTCGCCGTCCGCAAGCATAAGGTATAGCCCGATAGCGGACGCAAGCAAGCTCTTGCCATTTTTGCGGCCAATAATCAAAATGGCCTCGCGGTATTTTCGGTTACCCTCAATATCCACAAAGCCAAACACAGTTGACAAAAAAGCTTTTTCCCAGAGTTCGAGCTGTATTTTCTGTCCGCCCAGTTTGCCCTTGCTGTGTCGGCAGTAGTTTTGTACAAAGTCTATGACATGCTGGGCGCGCTTGGGGTCGTAGTAGTATTCGCTGTTTTTGCTGTCAAGGTCGGCCACCACCTTCTTGTACGTTCGCCTTACCTTGTCGCTTACAATTTCCTCCCCGCTTTCTATTTTCGCGTAGTATTCTCGGATAGGGTTAGCGGCTGCTGACAAACGCCTCGAAGCCATCATCATCACCGCCCTTGGTGCCCAGTTCTTTTATCAGTTTGACAATTCCGTCTGCCGTTCGCGTTGCGCTGTCGGCATGCTTCGGCAGCTCTTTTATCAGCGGGTGAGCGTATAGGTTCTCGCGTCCCTTGATGTATTCTTTTGATACGGCAGCGTCCGAGTTGTTCAGCTCTTCGCGTATCATCGATATTACGCGCTGCTGTACGGCGTACATTTCTATTTGTGATATCAGCAGCGGGTTTTCTTCCAGCCCATACGTTTTCGCAAGGGCGCGCAGTTCTTCCACGCCCACTTCCTTGCTTTTCTTTTTCCTTCCCGCCATGTTATTCCATCTCCTTCTATCTTCCAAAAATTCCATGCACGACCTGCGCATTATTCGTATCTGGGGCGCCCGGTATCGACCACCCCGCTCCGTGGATTAGGATAGGGGGAGGGTCACTGTCCTGCCGTCCGGCATTATCACGCTCGGCTGCGTCTTGCCATGCACCTTGTTGTGGCAGTCTTGGCAAAGATACATCAGATTGTCGTGATTAAGCGCCACGTCCGCGTCCATAATATTTTGTGGGTCAAGTTCTTGCTTGTGATGCACTATGTATCCCTGCGCCTCGTGGCACAGTTGGCATCGCCCTCCGTCTATCGCTATGCGCTCGGATATAAAAGAGGCGCGGCACTGTCGCCACGCCTTATGGGTGTAAAAGCCCTTAGTATACTCTTTCGCCATCAGTTCTCCTGCGCTATTACAATGGCCGCTGTCGCTATGTCGTCATCAATATCTATGACGTTCGCCGTGTCCCCGCGGCTGCAATTCCACGCGGCGACTATCTGATTGCCCGTGTCATCCTTGTTTAGCACGACCACAGTTATCTGCTCCATGCCTGTGTAGTCCGCAAGATACTTTGCTATAAGGATATCAGCAATCTTTGTCTTAACGCTTTGCTTAAATTTCGCATCCGGGCTTGCGAGCGTGTACACCACAAGATTGTCCGTATCATCTATGTACCCCGCCACGGCGAATGATTTAGCCACGTCGTCATATACGTTCGTCCCCTTGCCCGTGTGCGCGATAGCGTTAACCATAAGCGCTGCCACCAGCACGCATAAGACAATAAACCACGCTTGCTTGTATATCGGCTTTTTTGCCTTTGGTGGCTTCCCCTCGCGCTCGCGCAGGATTTGCTCCGCGCAGTCTTTGCAGTATCCGCTTTTGCTAAGCCAGTCCGTCTCTTTGCCGCAATTTTTACAGTATGCCATTATGATATCCTCCCATCATGATGTGATAGGTCAATCATAATACCCAGCCGCCACGGTGTCAACTTTTTCCGCGCCTTGCCGGATACGGGCATTCCTTTACCCCGCACCGCCGCTTGCCCTTGTCATAGTGCTTGCACTCCTTGCAGGTGGCGGGTGTGTGTATCCACGTCACCCAAGCCGCCTTATTATTTCCTTCTCCCTCTCCGATAGTTCCCATATCTTTGCCGCTGCTTTCTTTGCCGCTGCTTTCTCTGCCGCTGCTTTCTCTGCCGCTGCTTTCTCTGCCGCTGCTTTCTCTGACAAAAGGAAGCCGCCGCCGAAAACCATCTTTCCTGCGTCCCTTTGACTATCCAACGCGCGGATAAAGGCGCAATCCTCGGCGCGTATCCTTAATGACTGCCCGTATTTCGCAATGCGTTGAATCCTTGCCGCCGTCAGAACATGGTCGGAGTAATCGTATTTCGGCAGCGACTTTTTATCCTCCTTGCGGTTTTCATCATCGGCCGCTTTTATTGCTTCATATAGGTCGGAAGCAACCGTAATTTTATATTGCCCCATGTTTGTAATAAAGCTTGTATCTACGCTCGCGCCGTTATCGTACATTATCGATAGCCCGCATATGACATATTTTATACCGTCCAAGCCGCTGCCTGAAAAAATCGTTTTGGCGGGCCCGAAAAGAAAAAAGCGTATGCCGCGCTGATTATACCAGCGGCAAATCTCGGCCAAAATCGAAAAAGGCGAGTTGTCTATCACCGCACAATTCCCGCTGTAATCCTCTTTCTTGTAATCCCCGCCGGGGTAAAACGGGCGTATAATCCGCGCTCCCTCTAAGCCGTATTCTTTAACCGCCCAATCAAGGACGGCGGCATATACATTATCAGGCGTGTAGCACTCATCCGTTGTTTTCTTCGGCTTGAATTTTTCAACGAATGCGGCATATTCGCCCGTCATTTCCATCTGGTCGCCAAGCGCCATCTTCTCCTTAAAGCTGTCCATTCTTTCCCCCTATGCAAAAAGGCTCCCCTGCGGAAGCCCTCTTTTTGATGGTAGTATTATATCACGTAAATCGTGTTTTATCGTGTTGACTTTTATGGGGCAATGCGATTTATAAGCCGTTCCACGCCGTGCCGCTCCAAAGCCTTAGCCCAATCCTGCGATACGTGCATCCGCTGTGCCACCTTTCCCCAGTACCCGCTTTTAGCTACACCATACTCCACATACCTAAGCTTTATCACCTCGCACTCCAGCGGCGGCAGACACATCACCTCGAACTCTATCATGCTCGCGTGATAATTCAGCTCTTGCAGCTCAGCTTCAAGGCGCTGCTTTTTTCGTTTAAGCCGCTTTATTTCGCGGGTGGCTTTTTCCGCCGCATTGTATGTGGCATCAGATACCCCACTGCCGTGCGGCATACCCGTAAGGCGCGGCGGGTGAAGGTCGTACTGGCTTTCAATCTCTTCATCCACCGTCACAAGCTGCCGCTCCTTGTCCGTGCGCGTGCGCTCGGCATTGCCCCAGTACATAAGCAGCCGCCTTACTGCCGCGCGTTCGTTTTGTCTCTTTTCCTTATCGCTTTTATCCATCCTACTGCCTCACCTGATTTTTCACAAAAATCGAAATTTTTTTGTTCCGTTGAGGGGCCCGCGGTACGGGCCGCCACGGCGCAGGGATTTTGATACCCCCTCCCGCCTCGGCATCATCGTCTATCCCCGCACAAATTCAGGGCACTGCCGCACATGGTACGATTGCGTCGGCTTGTCGCTGTATAACCGCGTCTCGTCTGCGTCCCAACCCTTGACGGGCTTAAAGTCCCTGCTCCATGCGCACCCGCGCTTGCCCGACTTGTCCGGCACAGCATTGGCGCAAGACCAGCACAGTGTCTGGGAGTATAGGGTTTTCTCGTAGGGGCTTGCGCCGTCATAATACTTATGCGCATCGCCTGTCGGCGCGCGGAGCGCCAAGTGCGCCATCATCCTGCGCAAGGTTGCGGTAGTCACGCCGATATGCTTGGCAATCTCCGTCCATTTTCTCCCCTGCTTGTGCATCTGCTTCACGTCGTCCCAGCCTGGCCAGTCAGGGTCAAGCATGGCATTTAACCTGTCGTATCTGCTGGGGCCGATGTTAATGCCGCGCCCGCCCGCACGCTTTTGCAGCGTCGGGCCACTTATGCCATACGGCTCCGCGATATCGCCCCATGTCTTGCCCGCCTCACGCTGCTTGCACACGTCATCCCAGTCCACTTGTGTCAGTGTGGGCTTGCGCACTAAGCGCGTATCTATGCCATGCTCTTGCGCGTAGCTGTGTAGTCGGTCGCGCGATACATGATACTTCGCGGCTATGTCAGCCCATTTCATGCCCTCTGTGCGCAGACGCTGTATATCCTCTATGGATGGTAGTGGGTTATAATCTGTGCGCCTCGGTATATCCACGCCCGCCAGCCTTGCATACCTTGCCAGCGCGCCGCCCGTTATGCCGTACAGCTCGCCCACTTGGTCAAGATTCGCGCCTTGCTCGCGCCGCCACTTGATATCCTCCCAATCCGCCTCGATGATGTCATCTATAGTCCGTATCTTTTTCATAGTCTTTCTCCGTAGCTGCAAAAGTCATTATCCGTCTCCCATGTGTGCTGCTCCCCGCATTCGCAACGGTAAAACATGGCGCATTCTTCGCTTCCGCGCCAGTGGCAATCCTTGCAGCGTACTACTGGCACAACATCAGCGGCGGGGATATCGCCGAATGTGTCTACCAAATCGCCAAGCGGTATGCCGTACTTATCTGCTATCGCCTTGGCTGCGACAACAGCGCGTATATAT